GCAAGCCTCGACCGTCGACCTGCTCGGGCGGATGGAAGTTGACGCTTCCATGTATGGCAACTCGTATTGGGTTAAGAACGCCGGCCAGCTCGTGCGACTGAACCCGAACCGGGTCACCATCGCCACGACCGACGCGATCGATCCGATCACCGGAAACCCGTTCGGTAAGCGTCTGATCGGGTATTTCCTGCAGGACGAAAAAGGCCATATCGCCGCGACGTTCCTGCCCGACGAGATCTGCCATTACAAGCCATACCCGGACCCGGCGAACGAGTTTCGAGGCGCGTCGTGGCTGAACGCACTGCTTCCCGACGTGATCGCCGATCTCGACCTGACCGACTACAAGCACGCTTTCCTGCAGAACGCAGCGACGCCGAACCTGGCCGTCGTGTTCCCGCCGGAAATCAAGCGCGAGGCGTTCGACAAGTTCCGCGACAAGATGGAATCGGCGCACACCGGACCGCAGTCCGGATTCAAGACTCTCTATCTCGGCGGTGGCGTCGACGTGAAAACCGTCGGGTCGAACTTTAACGATCTCGCCATGCAGGCAGTTCAATCCGCCGGCGAAGTTCGCATCGCTGCAGCCGCCGGCGTCCCGCCGGGTCTGCTCGGACTCGCCGAAGCACTCAAGGGATCGACGCTCAACTCGGGCAACTACGCCGCGACCCGTCGTCGGTTCTCCGATGCGACCTTGCGTCCCTTGTGGCGCTCCGCGTGCTCGGCGCTGTCGACGATCGTCAAGGTTCCCGACGGTTCGAGGCTTTGGTTTGACGATTCCGACGTCATGTTTCTGCAGGAGGACGTTACCGACACGGCCGCCATCCGTGGCGAGAACGCAAAGACCGTTCTAATGCCGCCGCGTCCCTGGCTGCCGCTGAGGCGGCGCAGGCCGGCGATCCTGACGGCGCCACGGATCCCGACGACGTGGCCGTCTCGCAGCACATGGCGACCGCTCGACAGGCCCTCGCATCGGCCGCAGCGGCGCAGACTGCCGACGGGTCGTGGGATATGGCCGTCTCGGGCGGCGCCGAAAGCGTGTCGAATCTCGGCGCTCCGAACGTGACCGATCCCGACGCGGCTTCCGAATACATCGGCGACGGGATCCGCAGCAAGGCGCCGCGGGAGATCACGCACCGGGTCGAGTTCCGTTCGGTCGAGAATCCCGCCGACGACGGTCTGACCCTTGAGGGTTACGCCGCCGTATTCGGGCAGCCGGCAGAGATCGACGACCAGTGGGGACACTACCGAGAGACGATCGAGCGCGGCGCATTCGCTAAGACTCTGAGTGAGCGTAAGCCGGTTCTGTTGTTCGACCACGGCCGGCACCCGATGGTCGGCAATATGCCGATCGGAACGATCACGGCGCTGCGCGAGGACGAGCGCGGACTATTCGTCCGGGCGCGCCTGTCGGATAACTGGCTCACCGAGCCGGTTCGCGATGCGGTCAGGGACAAGGCGATCACCGGAATGTCCGTCCGCATGAACGTCGTCAAAGAGGGATGGTCCGCCGGCGGCGATCGCACGGCGCAGCGTTCCGTGAAAGAAGTTGCCCTAATCGAGCTGGGACCGGTTCCGTTCCCGGCTTACGAGGGCACGTCGGTCAGCACCCGCAGCCGCGAGGTTTGCACTGCGCTTTCTGATCCCGAAGTGCGATCCGAGGTTGCTCGGATCATTGCAAGTGGCACCGACCTGTCGGCCGCCGAACGATCCGAGCCGACCGATACCGGTCACTCGTTCGATCAAATGCGACGTAGGGCAAAGGCCCTACTGACCCTCTCATAGAAAGGGGTTTGTCGATGAAACTCGACGAACTGAGAAGCAAGGTCGGCAGCCTGCGCGATGAGATCACGTCTCTCGCCGACGCCGACGAGGCCGCCTGGCAGGCATTGCCCGCTGAGGAAGCCGACGCCCTGCGCGCCCGCATGGAATACGCGATGGGTGAGTTCACTGCCAGCAAGGCCGAACTCGACGCCGCCGAGACTCGCGCAGCGCAGATCGAGGCCGTCCGGTCCACCGTGACCGAGCAGACGCCCGGAGCCGATCGCCTGCAGGTGATCCGTCGGGGCGACCCTCATGCGGTCGACCCTCGCACGGCCACCCGTAGCGAGATCCGCGACGCTGCGTTGCGTATCGTCGATGCCGACGGTAGCCACCTGGCCGCCCGGCAGCTCGATCACGTCGACGGTCTGCTTCGCGGCAGGGCATCCGACTGTGACGCTCGCGTCATCGGTCGTATGGTGCTCGTGACGGAAACCGACGAGTACCGCTCGGCTTTCCAGAAGGTGACGACCGGTCGCGGTCATCTGACCGAGGCCGAAGGTCGCGCACTCGACGAGTACCGCGCTGCCAACGAGGGCACCGGTTCCGCCGGTGGCTACGGTATCCCGGTGCTGATCGACCCGTCGATCATCCTCACCAGTGGCGCCGTCGATGCCCCTGTCCTGAACCTGTCTCGCGTCGTGACTATCACGACCGACGCATGGAAGGGCGTTGCATCTGCCGCCGCGTCGTGGGCATACCAGGCTGAGGCCGCCGCAGTGGCGGACAACACGCCTACGTTGTCGCAGCCGAACATTCCGGTCTACGCCGCCCGCGGGTTCATCCCGTACTCGATCGAGGTCGGGCAGGACTATCCCGGATTCGCCGAGGAAATGTCGCATCTGATGGCGCAGGGTTATGTCGACCTGCTCGCGTCGCAGACTGTGACCGGTTCCGGTTCTTCCAGCCCGCGGGGCATCTTTACCGCGATGGCTGCGACGACCACGAACCCGGCGCACGTCACCGTGACCACGGCCGGCCAGTTCTCGGCAACCGACCTCCGGGCCGCCTACTCGGCGCTTCCCGAGCGGTTCCGTGGCAAGTCGACGTGGCTCACCAGTCCGACCGTCGACCAGCACATTTCGCAGTTCGGAAATGCGTTGGCGCTGTCTGACTACACCGTGAACCTGGCTGCTGATGGCACTCACGTCGCCGTCGGCCGTCCGGTCGTCGTGTCCGACTACGCACCTGCATTCACCGGGACCACCGGAACCGCAAACCTCGCCGTCGTCGGCGATTTCGGTAACGGGTTCCTGATTGTGCAGCGAGCCGGCATGACCGTCGAACTCGTGAATCACCTGTTCGATACCTCCACCGGCCGGCCTACCGGTCAGCGTGGTTGGTTCGCATGGGCGAGGCACGGCTTCGACATTGTGAACGCTAACGCGTTCCGCCTGCTTTCCAACTCGTAAGGGTTGGGAGTCGCCGTAGCGGTTGGGTGAAACCCGCCGCTGCGGTCATTGGCCGGGCAACGTCGCCCGGCCTGTCATCCCTGCACACCGGCGCGGCGCGTTTCCGTCCCGTTTCGCTGCCGCGCCGGTGCCAGGGGACAAAGCGAAACGGGAGGAAGTACGAAATATGGGCGACGTTCTGCTTGGATACCTGCACCCGAACGAGGTTTCGGCCAGCTTCCACAAATCATTACTCGATCTGATCGGTTACGACCTGTCCGGCCCGCGCCGGCTGCACTCGTGGGCGATGGTCAAGTGCGGGATCGACGTAGCCGGCGGCCGAAACGATCTCGCCTCGAAGTTCCTCGACTCGGATTGCGACTGGCTATTCATGCTCGACGCCGATATGGCATTCGAGCCGAATACGCTCGATGCGCTTCTGTCCGTCGCAAACGCCGAGCATCGACCGATCGTCGGCGGACTGGCATTCGCACAACGCGAGTCGGTTCCTGACGGCATGAACGGGTTTCGGTGCTTCCCGCGACCGACGCTGCTCGATTGGGTTCCGAACGACGAGGGCGTTCACCGGTTCATCGGGAAGGCGCACTACCCGGTAAACACGCTGATGAGAGTCGGCGCCACCGGCGGCGCGATCCTGCTCATTCATCGATCCGTGTTCGAGCGCCTGTCCGGCGCATTCGGCAGGGACGTATTTTTCGATCAGTCGCACGACGCGCTCGGGCAGAAGATGGGCGAGGATATCTCGTTCTTTGATCGCTGCCGGCAGCTCGATATTCCGCTATGGGTTCATACCGGGATCCGCACGACTCACTACAAGCACCTTTGGTTAGGCGAGGATGATTTCTGGCAGTCGTTCATTCCGCCACCGGCGACCGAACGGGTAGACGTCATCGTGCCGGTTCTCCACCGGCCGCAGAACGTTAAGCCGTTCATGGAATCGCTGATCGCGTCGACCGGACTCGCTACGGCGTGGTTCGTCTGCGAACCCGGCGATACCGAGGAAATGCAGGCCGTGCGATCCGCCGGCGGCGAAGTGCTCGTCGACCTCGTGGGCAACTCCCATACGTTCGCCGAAAAGGTGAACTACGCCTACCGGGAACTCGAAAACGATCCGGCGCCGTGGGTTCTGCTTGTCGGCGACGACGTTCGTTTCCGTCCGTCATGGGTTGACCACGCTCAAGACGTCGCCCGGCGCTACGGCGCCGACGTCATCGGCACGAACGATCTATGCAACCCGCGAGTGATCCGCGGCGAGCACGCGACGCACCCGATGATCCGGCGCAGTTACATCGACGACCACGGCGCGTCGTGGGACGGTCCCGGCGTCATCTGCCACGAGGGCTATCGGCACTGGTTTGTCGATGACGAAATCGTCATGGCCGCTCGGCAGCGCGGAGCGTTTCAACCGGCGCTCGGATCGCAGGTCGAGCACCTGCACCCGCTGACCGGCGCCGCCGAGTGGGACGACGTTTACGAGGCCGGCAACAAGCACGCGAAGTCGGATCAGGGCATTTACGAGCAACGGCTTCGGAAGTTCGTCGGCTGATGGAACGCCTAAGCGAACACGACCTCGCAAACGACGCCGTTCAGCGTGCGATCCATACGTACCGGTACGAAGTGGCGGCGCAGTTCACGGCGCCCGATGACGTTGTTGTCGACGCCGCTTGCGGGATCGGCTACGGCCGGGACTATCTCGCCGGAACGTGGATCGGTGCCGACAAGGCGGCGCCCGCCGGCGCCCTGACCGTCGACCTTTGCAACTGGTCGCCCGAGTTCGAGTACGACGTTTGGGTAGGACTCGAAACGATCGAGCACCTAGCCGATTACACGACGTACGTTCGAGCGGCGCAGCGTGCGCGGAAGTTCATCGTCATTTCGACGCCGATCATTCCGACGGTCCATTTTAACCCGTATCACCTGCACGATTTCACTCGCGAGTCGCTCGCCTCACTGTTCGTCGGCGATGAGTGGTACGTCGAGCACTACGAGCCGCAGATCGATCCGCTGCTCGGATGCGAGACGTACGGTATTTGGGCGTTCGCTCGATGCGAGTAGCCGTTTACACGGCCGTCGCCGGCGGATACGACGACCTGCTGCCGCATCCTGCCATCGAGGGCGTCGAGTTCATCGCCTTTACCGACGACCCCTTTCCT